TGAACCTAACTGAAGCTACTGTTTCTGCTGTCGATGCTACAACTGTCACTGTAAGTGTTAATACTAGCTCGGGTTATTCAACTTATGTAAGCGGAGGAACACTCGTTCGCGTTTCTGATTCAAATGGAGATCCAGTTGCAACAGATAACGTTGCAATTGAAGGTCTAACTTTTGGAACAGGAGTTGTAGGTACAGACAGTGATGTCGTTACTTACGTAGCGTTCGGTTCTAACTCTGTAGTTTAAACGTTGGATGGGGGCCTTGTGTCCCCACCCTTAACTCTCCGTACCAACTAGAGAAATCTAGGGAGAAAACCACGCGAGGAGAAAATGAGTTTATCCAAACATAATAACCGTTCCCATGAGGAACTAGGGGACCTTCCTATTGTCGGTCCAGCACCAAAAAATGAAGCTGAAGAAAAGTTCTTAAGAGAAGTTTGTGAATATGAATTTCAAAATTTAGAAGAGCCGGGCCTTTCTCACTCATTTCCTTATGGAAACACAAAGAAGCATCATACATTTAAATTTTTCCATGGAGGGAAATATAAAGTTCCTAGATTTATTGCCCGTCATCTTGAGTCTTGCTCAACTCCAATGTGGAATTGGCGCCCTGATGGAACAGGAAAAATGGAAAAACAACTAGTGGGAAGTAAAGCCCGTTTTCAAATGAGGCAGACATTTGCATACTAAGAGTTATTGGCAGTTGGATAAGTTGACTGCCAAATTTTCTAAAGTATTGGGAGATTTATAAGAGATATGGCAAGTTGGACATTAGCTGATATTCGCAATAAAGTTCGGCAAGTAACCGGCCGGTATAGTCCTAATGAACTATCTAATACGCAATTAGATGATTACATTAATAAGTATTATACTCTTACCTTCCCTGCTGAAGTTAAGCTAGAGCAAAAGCATACCTATTATGAATTTCAAACCATAGCAAATCAAGCCTACTATGATCAGCCTGAGACGACTTACACAAATTTTGAGCCGCCTGCTACCGTAAACAATTTAAGCATGCTGTGGTATCAAGACCCCATTTATTTTTTTGAAAACAATCCATTACAATATACCTTCTTGACCCCTTGGACTGGTGACGGTAGTACATCTGCATTCTCTACTACCGTTACTGGTTTTCCGATTTATCCTGGTACGCTCACCATTAGTGATTCAGTAGAAACATTTGAAGATACAAATGATGATTGGACTACTGCTGATGTAAACATAACAGGCAGCGAAAACGGGCTCGCTACTATCAATTATAGTACTGGAAGCGTCACGGTAACTTTCAATACAGCTCCCGCCGATGGACAAAATATTAACCTTAATTATGTGATTTTTCAACCTGGAAGACCACAGGCTATTTTAATGTACAATAACCAGTTCCAATTTTTCCCGGTTCCTGACCAGGTATATTTGGTAAAGATGCGTGCTTATTCTATCGTTTCTCCTCTAGTAAACTCTACTGACACTCCTGATCTAAATGAATGGGGTCCAGCCATTGCCTATGGAGCTGCAAGAGATATTTTCTCTGATTACGGAGAGCTAGATGCCTATGCTGAAACGACTGCCTTATATAAGGAGCAAATTGCTTACATACTAAAAAGAACAAACCAAGATCTACTTAACACTAGATCTACACCAAATTTTTGAGGTCTTATGAATAAAATAGATCCTTATTATTTATCCCAACAAAATTTAAGAGGTTCCCATGGTATGGAATAAGCTTCTTCCCACAGATAAAAATGAAATCCGGACATTAGGGGAAGATATTCGTCCAAACTGGGAAGCCATAGAATCGGCCGATTCGACATTAAAGCAAGCTGGCGTAAATTTAGCAGAGCAAGGTGGGGATTTAGCTGGATTAAGTACAACTTGTAGGATATTTGGAAAAGCTGCAAATGGTCAAACGGAATTGTTTGTACAAAATAGTGCGGGGGGGGATGCGGTTCAATTAACACGTGGAAAACCAACGGTTGCAGCGACAGGGTTTACGTTTCTTCCTGGGGGAATTATTATGGCATGGGGAAAGTCTACCGGCATAACGAATAATGGAACTATTACAGTAAGTGGTTTGACGACGATTTATCAAGCAACTTTTACAATTGAAGATTCTTCTTCTTCACCTGCATCCAGAGCTTATATTTCTGGCATTTCTACAAATGTCATTACGGTAAAAGTTCCAACCCTTGGTTCGGTTGTATTAAGATGGATAGCTATTGGAGTATAAATGAGTCAACAATCTTCTCCTCTTATTGCGCCATTTCAGACTGGTCTTGAAACGGATCTCCAACCATGGATTGCTCCTCAAGATTCTTTTTCTGAAATTGATAATATTAATATTGAGCACGGCTATCTTGAAAAAAGAAATGGATTCGATCTTTTTGGAGGATCTGATACTTCTGCCTATTTAGGAAGTGGTCTTCCAGTCACTGGACTAGCTAACTATATCCTTACTTTGACAGGCGCTAAACTTTTCATCGCTTTTGATACCACTACAGCTTACAAGTATGATGGGTCCGCACATACATGGAGCGCTCTAACACCTACTGTCTTTGCTGGATCCTCAACAGATTTTGTATGGACAGCCAATTGGGTTTCTACCGTTTCTTCTTTTGCCAATAGAATGTATTTTACTAATGGGCTTCCATTAAGTGGAGGACTCAATGGGCTTTGGTACTATGATGGCGGTGCAACATGTACATCTTTTGTTCCTTATATAGACGTCGATAATAACATTCCAATTAATGGCGCAAAGATGATTTTTTCATTAGGGCAACGTCTAATACTCTTATATACAAATGAAGATGGAACCGAATATCCTCAACGAGCTAGATGGTGTGCAAAACAAAATCCTAGGGAACAAACTTCTGGCTCCACGAATGGAGGATGGGTAGATTCAGTAGCAGGAGGGGGAGCGGCAGCAGATGCTGCCACTAGCAATCAGATTGTCTCTGCGCGTATACTTCAAAATGTTCTTATCGTATTTTTTACTGATTCAATCTGGGCTTTAGAACCTACATCCGATCCAAATAAAGCTTTTCGATGGAGAAAAATAAATAGCTATCGTTCAGCGGGTGGTCGTATGGCTTCCGTTTCCTATGATGAAACTATCCGCTCTTTAGGAAATCGTGGCATCATGGCTACAAATGGTCCTAATTCTCAAAGAATAGATGGAAGGATTTCAGATTTTACGATTAATGAGATCGCTCCTGACGCTTTTGATCAAGTTTTTTGTCAGAGAGATTTTAATAACCGTCGTTGGTGGACCCTTTATAATTATGGGGGGTTTGATTATCCAAATAGAGCCCTTCTTTGGGACGATGATTCCGGGGCATTTACTACTGCAACGATTGCCACGCAGCCTAATGCAGATCCGGAACTTTTTTTAACAGTATTAGGATATGGATCAGACGGATTTAGCCATACCTTAAATGAATATGTAGGGTCAAATGCGCGCACATTAGATCAATTTAGCCCAGATGAAACTCTAGACTCCTTTTATTCTCAATTTAACGGTGAATATTTTGTCGCTGGGAGTGCTGATGGTTATATCTATGAAATAGGAGGAACAAACTATGATGGGTATTCCGATCCTACAGATCCCACAACAGGAGAAATTCCCATAACAGCTACCTTTTTATCGGCTGCATGGAACCCATTTAAAGACCAAGGATCAGAATGTCTTATGCCCTATGTAGATATATTTGTCGATACAGATCCAAGAACAAAGGCCACTATAGATTTTTATAAAGATACGGATGTCAACCCTTATGCTTCGCAAGAAATGGATTTTCTTCCTTCTCTAAATTTTAGGGCACCTATTAACTCTATTTCTCAAGATAATCCAGCAAATGTAGAAGCTTTTAACCATGGACTCTCAACCGGAGATATGATCTTTATTTATGGTGTAGAAGGGATGATTGACGTCAATAGTGGCAATTCTCAAGTTGGCTATACCGTGACGGTGGTAGATGATGATAATTTTACTTTAGACGGTGAAGATTCATCAGCTTATGATGCTTATACCGATGGCGGCGGATTATATGACAAGGTCTTTTACCGCACGAAAACATGGAAAAGAGTCTTTGCCGGCGGAATAGGATTTCAACATAGAATAGGTTTTACCTCGACTGGAGTTAATACACCTTTTCGAATTCATGGATTTAAACCCTATTTCAAACAACGTGGAAGGAGGCTTACGGATTAATGACACTTCCAACGAACAGAATTTATTCCGAAGTTCCTGAATTTTCTTCTTTTGAAGAAGTCCGTGAGTATTTGCAAAATCAGAAAGTTGAAATCGAAGATGCATATCAATCCCAAACGCAGAATATTAATGGATTTTTTAGGAATCAAAATGATGAGGATGGTTCCCAATGGGTCCCAACTATTGAAGGATCTACAACAGCAGGTGATATTACTTATACCCAGAGAGGCGCACAAGTCCTTAGAACAGGAATATTAGTCGATTACTGGTTTACTATCCATTGGTCAGCAATTGGTGGGGGTGCAGGAGATATAGAAGTTCCATTGCCTTACCCTGCCAATTATGGTTTTTTTAATGGAGTTCTTCAATCGGGATCAAATTTAACTTTTCCTGGTGGAAGAACCTTTCCTTGGATTCAAATCATAGGAAGGACAGATAAAGGAACGATTGGATGTGGAGGATCTGGAACAGGTTCAACACGTGTACCAATGCAAGCTACTGGATATATTGCAGGTCATATTCGCTATATAGGTATTGATGACGAATAAATAACGCCCGTACCAAATTGGGGCATAATTCACGCGAGGAAATATGAAAGAAAAGAATAAAATAGACGACCTTCGATGGATTCGTGTTTTTACACCTTCTCATATCCCAAAATACCTAGTAGAACAGGTGAGAGATAGAGATTTTACAGTAGAAGATTTTTACGCTTACCATGAAGTAAATTGCATATTTCATGGAAAAGATGGAAGTAAGCTAAATCCTTTTTCTCATCTTTATGTTCTAGCTGACACTGAAAATACTGTAAAAGGAATGCTATGGTTTTGCGTTGATCCGCTTACAAAAGACATTATTGTGCAAACTTTTAGTATGGACAAGGACTATTGGGGAAAGGGGCTAGCAGTCAAGAAGCTAGCCACCTTTATGAAAACTTTTAGAAAGAAGGCAAATCTTAATAAAATATTTTGGATTACAAATTATCCAAAACACTCAGAGCGGAACGGTTTTAAAAGATCAAAAAACGTGCTGATGGAATATAATGAAGAAAATGAGGTAAAGGAAAATGGGAAAGACACTTTTAGGCGGCAGCGAGAATCTGGGGAACATCAATCTGATGACGCCAGAACAGAGCCAGTACTTAAGCAGCGCGCTGTCGGGTAGTGGATCATATAGCGATTTTTTACAACCCTATAATCCCGAGCAGTTCAGTGAACTTTTTCAGAAATCTTTTGTTAACCCTTCTCTTCAAGCTCTTCAGAGGCAGATTATTCCCGGAATAAAAGAAAGTTTTCTAGGACTCGATGAAATGGGAAGCACTGATCTTAATCGCGCATTAGCACAAGCAGCGACAGATGTATCTACAGGACTTGGGCAACAATACCTTAACTTTTATAATCAACAGCAACAAAATAGGCTCGGAGCCTTAGGACAACTTGGAAATCTCGCAGGAACGCGAACTTTTCAACCACATATTCAGCAAACTCAAGGTATTCTTGGCCCTGCTCTACAAGGGTTAGGGTCCGCTGTTGGAGGTAGTCTAGCAGGAGGAGGAAGCGCAGGTATAGGACCTTTAATGGGATTCATAAGTAGTTTATTTGGAAGTGGAGAAGGAG